TAAATGACCGCCTCACACATCTTGAACCTTATGCTCCACTTCTAGATGCAATGAGAGAAGACCCTAATCTAGTCAATCATGTGAAGGGCTATTTTGAGGGGGGTGGTTCTACACCATCAAATCTCAAGGAACGAGTAGGCATTACCGATGAGGATTTTGTATTTGATTACGATGAAGCAATTGAAACACCTAATTCTGATTCTGGTAGGTTATTAAATGCGACAATAGACGGTGTTGTTTCACAAAGGCTAAATGAATTTGCTTCCGAGCAAAATCAGGTAAATCAACGCACAAGCGATGAAACGGCTTTTAGGCAACGACACGAAATGTCTGATACGGAGTTTAACGATGTGATTAATTTTGCAAAAGCTAATACTCTTACATTGGATGACGTTTATTATCTTATGAACAAAGATTCAAAAGCGCAGAAAATAGCTGAACATACTAGAGAAGAAACGGTGAAACAGATGAAGAAAGCACGGTCTAAACCTAGAAGTGCAGCTGCATCTGGCTCAGCTACATCGCAAGAAAGTGGTAAATCTATGGACGATGAAGTCTTCGAGTTCCTTAGAGATTCTGATGTTGGGGGATTACCCGAACTACAAATCTAACTAACAGGAGATAATAACGATGGCTAGTATACCTAAATTTCTATCTAGCGTGACTGGTTTATCTGGCGGTTCGCCTGACACTGGTGAAATGCGCCGTAAATTTAATTTTGCGGAACGTTTTTCAGAGTTAGCAGTCGAACAGACACCATTCTTTAGACTTGTTTCTAAAGTTGGCAAAAGACCGACAGATGACCCTCAGTTTAAATTTACTGAGAAACGTCATTCTTGGCATAAACGGTATGCTTACGTAGTAGCAATGGATGATGGAAGTGCAAAGCAAATTGATGATGCAACACTAAGAGAATCCGATGGCTCAGCTCTGGCAGTTGGTGGAACTATAATTGTGTACATGGGAGCAGATTATAAATCTGCTGGTAATGTACAGAATGTCTATAACCAATCAGCGTCTAACTTTTTAGTTAGCGATGTTGGTACTAGTCCACAGTTCTACCTAAAAAAACAAATAATCAGAATTCCACTTTCCGCAGTTAAAGGAGATGGAATAGTAGCTGATTATTGTTTGGCTCAGATTAGTGCCGACCCAGAA